GGACCTGGCGGCAATGCTCCCTGCGACCGTCTTCGAGTCGCGCAAGCTCTGGTTTTACCTGAAAAACAACCAGTCGGCACCAACGGTTGCGGAGTTGGTGGAAAGACAGGCCCTGGATATTGTTGGCGCGGAAAAGGCAGAGTTTATAGAATCCGGCGGCACAGAAGAGGAGTGGAGAAAGGAATACGCCAGGCGTCAGCATCACATCAAAATGGCAACCGACCCGGATTACGTTGCCTACATGCGGCAGAAGTCCAAGCGCCGCAAGGCACAAATGCGTGACAGCGTGGCGATTCAAGTCAAGGGCCGAGAGATCCGCGCCAGGTTCGCCCAGTTTGACCACCGCTGCGCATACTGCGGAGCCGATGGCGACCTGCACATTGAGCACGTCGTGCCGATCAGCAAGGGCGGGCCGCATTCAATCGGCAACATCATCCCTGCGTGCGAATCCTGCAACTACAGCAAGCGCGACAGCGAGGTTGAGAGCTGGTACCGCTCACAGCCGTTCTTTAGCGAGCTGCGCTGGCGGAAGATCTGCCGGGTGCTGGGCTGGCAGCGCTCCAGTGTCGGGCAGCTGGCGCTGCTGTAGCCCGCAACCACGGCTTACGCTGGTTGCATGACGGTTGCAACCAACCAAAGCCTCAGCGCCGAGAAGGGGGCTGAGCTGATCCATCGCGAAACCGGCCGCAGCTGCTCAAGGCAGAACCTGGAGAAGCTGTGCCGGAAGGGCGCGCTGAAGGAAAGCCCCTGCGTGCTGAGCGCCTATCCGCTGCGCGTGGATGCGGGCCTGCTGGTGGCCGAGTACCTGGCCAAGGTCGCCCCGTATCAGATCGAAGCGCAGCAGCCTGCGGCCAAGGCCAAGACCGTCATCCCCAGTTCAGCGCCGCGCACCCCCAGTCGCCCGTCCAGTGATTCCGACGCTGGCGACCCTGGCGAGGTTCCCAACTACAACGAAGAGCGCGCCTGGCATGAACGCGAAAAACGATTAACCGCTGAGTTGGTTCGGCGAGAAAAAGCCGGCGAGCTGGTCTACAAGGCCGACGTGGAGCAGGCGCAGATGGCCACCGCCCTGACCCTGAAGAATCAGCTGGAGGCGCTGCCGAAGCAGATCAAACAGCAGCTACCGCACCTGTCGATCAGCGATGAGGAAATGATCGAGCGGCTGGTGGCCAAGGTGCTCACCGCCGTGGCGGACTGGCGGATGGATCAGGAGGAAGAGGAATGATTACGCGGGACGTGCCAGCGCTCGCGGCGGGCATCGCCGAGTGCTTCAGGCCCAGGCCGCTGCTCAGTGGCGTGGAGTATGCCGACACCTACGGCCACGTGACGGGCAACGCGGCCAGCAAGGGCCCATGGATCACCCGGCCTTATCAGGCGTACTGGTTCTATGCCTTCGCCTCGCGGCGGGTGCCGATCTTCGTGTGCATGAAGTCTGCCCGCGTCGGCTGGTCGGAGTCGGTGAAGATCGGCGCGGTGCAGTATTACGCGCACTGGAAGCCATCCAAGGTGATGGTGGTGCAGCCGATCGAGAAGGACGCCGAGGAGTACAGCAAGGAAGACATCAGCGACCTGTTCGCCGATACGCCTTGCTTGGGTGGGTTGCTGTCGGAGTCGAAATCTCGGGGCACGGCGACCAACACCATCCTGCTGAAGAAGCTCACGAATGGCGCGCTGATCGACATCGTGAACGCCAAGAGCGGCAAGTCATTCCGGCGCAAGGAACGGCCGGTGGTGATCTTTGAGGAACCGTCTGCCTACGACCGGATTAACGAGGGCTGTCAGATCAAGCTGGGCATCCGGCGTACTGAAACATCCTGGAATCCAAAGGTGATCATCGGCGGTACGCCGATCTTCCCGAACGACAAGACCCATCAGTGGTTCCTGCGCGGTGATCAGCAATACCGCTACCTGCCGTGTCCGCACTGCAGCCACTATCAGCCGCTGCGGTGGGAGGCGATGGCCAAGGATGGCCCGGACGCTGGCACCTTCGAGTGCGAGAACTGCAAGAAGCCGATCCGCTACACCTCCCTGCGGGAGATGGACGCCCACGGCGGCTGGGCCTGCCCATTGGGCCTGGACCGCTCACAGCAGTCGCTGACGGCCGACGGTGAGCCGGCAGTTGAGAGCCAGTACATCTGGGCGGCGTACAGCTACCACGCCGGGGCGGTGTGGTCGAAGCTGATCAGCGAGTATCAGGAAGCACTGGAGGCGATGCGCCGAGGCGACACCGACCCGATGCAGACCTACCACAACACGGTGCTAGGGATCCCGTGGGAGGACAGCATCGCCGGCAAGCTCACCTGCGATGGCCTGGCCGAGCGGCGCAAGAACATCGAGGCCGGCAACGGCTACCCGATGGGCACCGTGCCCAATGGCGTCCTGATGGTAACAATCGGGGTTGACGTGCAGGGCGGCGGCGGGTCGGTTGATGAGCGGGTGGTGGTGACGGTGTGGGGCTGGGGCCGCGGCGAGGAAGGCTGGCACCTAGGCCACTGGGAGATCGACGGCGACCCGCAGCAGAAGGAAACGTTGCAGCAGTTGGAGCAGATCGCGGCGACGAAATGGCGGCGGGAAGACGGGGCTGAAGTGCCGCTGGCGATGGGCGCGATCGATGAAGGCGGCCACTCGACCCAAGAGATCAGGGACTGGTGCCGAAAGCAGGGCGGCCTATGGGTGCCGGTGCGTGGTGATGGCGCCAAGGGCAAGCCGCTGGTGGGCCGTGGCTCGCCGGTGGACATCAACCGGAAGAATCAGGCGGTGCAGAAAAAAGGCCTGTTGCTGTATCGGGTGGGGTACGAAACGAGCGTCTCGCACCTACAGGGCCGGTTGCGGAATGAGATCCCCGGTCCTGGGTATCTTCACCTGGGCGAGGCGTCTACAGATCAGTTCCTGGCGGAGTTGTTCCCGTGGAAACGGATGCCGAAGAAGGGCAGCCATGGCCGCGAATATCACTGGGACTGCCCGACCGGAATGCGCGATGAGGCGGGCGACTGCACACGGTACGCCTACGCCGCACTGCAGCTGGTGAGCCGCCGCTACAACCGGGCGACGATGTGGGACCAGTTGGCGGCACAACTGGCGGCCTCCGTAGCCTCTAAGGGAGAGCCCGCGCCGCGCCGGGCCCGATCCTTCAGCGTGATATGACCCAGCCGGCCGAGCTCTACCAAGGCGATCTAACCAGCTGGATCGAATCCCGCATCGCCCCAGACGCCACCGCCGTGACCGTGTGGCTGCGCGCTGCAGCAGCTGGCGCCGGTATCGAGGCAGTGGCCACCGACACTGACGACGGCTGGAAGGTGGAGCTGAGCGCCGCCACTACGGCCACCATGGCAGCCGGCAGCTGGGAGCTGCAGATTGTCAGCACCGTCAACGGCGCCCCGCTCACTACTGGCCGCGGCAGCCTGACCGTCCGCAAGAGCCTGGCCTTCAGTGGCACCCCGGGCGCGTTCGATGATCGCAGCCAGGCGCAAAAGGATCTAGAGGCCGTTGAAGAGGCGATCCGCGCCCTGGCCACGGGTGCGGTTGAGTATCAGATCGGCTCTTTAGGTTCCGGCGGCAGGAAAGTTCGCCGGGTGGACCTGCCGGATCTGATCATGTGGCGCGACCGCCTCAAGGCCGAGGTCGCCCGTGAGAAGCGCGCCGAGATGATCGCGCAGGGCCTCGGCGATCCGCGCCGGCTTTATGTGCGGTTTCAGGGGGTGAGCTGATGGGTGTTCGATCTTGGCTGCAGCGGCAGATCCTGACCACTCGCCACGGCCGACAGCAGGGCCAGCGGATGTTCGAGGGTGCCAGGCGCAACCGGCTGCTCCACGACCTGGTGGCGCCGACCACCTCCGCTGATGCCGAGCTGCGCGTCAGCCTGGCGGTGCTGCGCGACCGCTGCCATCAGCTGGTCAGGGACAACCCCTATGCCCGCCAGGCCAAGCGGACCACGCAAATCAACGTGGTGGGGCCTCGCGGGATCCAGATGCAGGGGCAGATCATGAAGGCCAACGGCACGGAAAAGGACGTGCGCCGCAACCGGCTGCTGGGGGAAGCATGGCGCCGCTGGTGCCGGCCGGATACCTGCGACGTGGCGGGCCGGCTGTCGTTCCACGGCTTCGAGATGATGGCTGCCGGCAGCCTGCCGGAGTCGGGCGAATGCCTGATCAGGATCGTGCGGCAGCCGATGGGGCAGGGCCGCACCCCGCTGGCGCTGGAGCTGATCGAGGCGCACCAGCTCGATGAGGACAAGAGCGGGGTATCAGATCGCGCTGGCCACGAATGGCGGCTAGGCGTTGAGATCAACCAATGGGGCAGGCCCACCCGGTACGCCATCCTGACCCGCCACCCTGGTGATGTGGAGCTGGGCCTGAACCGTCGTGGCGTAGAGCGGAAGCACGTCCTGGTGCCGGCGGCGGACATGATCCATGTGTTCATGCCGGAGCGGATCGGGCAGAACCGTGGCGTGCCGTGGTTGGCGTCGGTGATCACAACTGTCCATGGGCTTTCTGAATACGAAAAGGCTCACCTGGTACGGAAGCGCGTCCAGGCGGCATCGCTGGGGTGGATTCAGACGCCCGATGCCGGGCTGACCGGTGATGCGGTGGAGAACGGTCAGCGGCTATTCAACACTGAGCCCGGCGCCTACAATATCCTTGAGGCCGGCGAGGTTCCGGTGCCGCCGAACTTCGGGCCTGACGACGGCCAGTACAGTCATGTAGTAAAAAACCTTACGAGGCGGTTTGCGGCTGGGTTCGGGTGTAGTTACGCGACCATTAGCAAGGATTTCGGCGACACAAACTACAGCAGCATGCGCACCAGCGTGCTGGAGGATCGCGACCACTGGCGGGTGGTGCAGAGCGCAATCATTGAGGTGTTTCACCAGCGCGTATTTGAAGAGTGGCTACGCGCTGCGATGCTGGCGGGCGAATTGCCTTCGCCTGCATTCTCCGATTATTGGACCAGGCCAGAAAGGTATAACGCTCCGCGCTGGCAGGCTAGATCATGGGACTGGGTGGACCCAGTTAAGGATGTTTCCGCCATGGAAAAAGCCAAGGCAATGCTACTCAAATCTCACAGCGAATTGATCACTGAATACAGCGGTGAGCAGTTTGAGCAGGTGATGGCTCAGATCGCCATGGAAAACGAACTGAAGGAGTCACTGGGCCTGATGCCGACCGTGGAGCAGCCGTCTGAGCCAGCGGCGGTACCACCCACCCCTGAGCCTGAGACGGAAGACCTCGACGACGACGGGGAGGATGCTGAGGGTGCGGAAGCTCAGCCCCGGCCATCCGTAGCCTGAGGCCAGCGACTATCCGGCTTTGGATCTCACGAAACTCAAAGGCCCTCAGCGGCGAGAGCTGCCGATGGGCCTCCGCGTCGAAGAGAAGACCGACGAAACGCTGACCTTCAGCTTCAGCTCTGAAGCGCCTGTTGAGCGCTGGTTTGGCCGCGAGATCCTGGTGCACGAGGAAGGATCCGTAGACCTGGGCCGGATGAACGACGGCGGCGTCTATCTGTGGAACCACAACCGGGACGTGGTGCTGGGCGTCGCGGAAAAGGCCTGGCTCGGCGACGATCGGCGCCTCTACTCCACCGTCCGCTGGTCGCCCAACACCCTGGAGAAGGGCAGCGAGGAATACAAGCGCCGGCAGGATGTGGAAGCTGGCATCGTGCGCAATGTCTCGTTCGCGTACGAGATCAACAAGA